ATGAACCTGAAGAGAAAGCACCTCTACCCCCACACTTCCTGATGAACATGATCATTGGGGATATTGTAGAGGCTGTCTTCAAAGGACTTCTTCGTGCTGCTGATGTTGACTTCAAGGACAACGATAACGTTACGCTTAAGCTTAGTGATGGTACTGAGATCAATGGCGAGTACGACATGGTTATGGATGGCAAAGTGGATGACGTTAAGTCTGCATCTCCTTGGTCATACAAGAACAAGTTTGCTAGCCTAGAAGCATTAGCACAAGGTGATGGCTTTGGGTATATCCCCCAGCTAGTTGGCTACGCTACTGCAGCAGAGCTAGACGTTGGTGGTTGGTGGGTAGTGAACAAAGCTAACGGTGAGTTTAAGTACGTAGATGCATCAGGTGTAGACACTGGTGAGGTACTTGAACGAGTCGAAGCTACTGTGTCACACATCAACGAAGACAAACCGTTTGAGCGTTGCTACGAGGCTATCCCTGAGACTCACTATCGTAAGGCTACAGGTAACCTAAAGCTTGGTTCTGAGTGCGGCTTCTGCTCATTCAAACACAAGTGCTGGCCTAACCTACAGACACTACCTGCTGTTAAGTCTACAGCACAGCAACCGCCTATGGTGGACTATGTGTTAGTACAACCTGAGTACTTAGAGGATGAGCGTGGCGCAGCGTAGACACTTGAAGAGCTATCGCAGTGGCCTAGAGAAAGAGGTTGCTGCGTGGCTCAAAGATAAACAAAAGAAAGTCAGATACGAACAGCTTAAGGTAGAGTGGGAAGACTTAAAGTATAGAACCTACACTCCTGACTTCGTGCTTGACAACGGTATCATAATAGAAACTAAAGGCATATTTGATTCAGCAGATAGACGTAAACACCGTGAGGTACAGCGCCAACATCCTGAGTTAGATATACGCTTTGTATTCAGTAATGCTAACGCTAAGCTTTACAAAGGTGCTAAGTCTAGGTATTGTGATTGGTGTGACAAGTACGGCTTTCAATGGGCGCACCGTGTGATACCTGAAGAGTGGTTGAAAGAAGATGGTGAAGAGATCAAAGTCAAACGAATAGAAGTCAAAACAAAAAGGAAAGTATAATGGGACATACATTAAGGGACGATGAACTAGCTATCGTCATACGCCCTAACAACTATGAAGATGAATGGGATGGTGATTGCTCTATAGAGCTAGTTACATCTAAGGATAACCCAGTACCTAACGTAGTTATGGCACACATCATGAATGTAGCTACGCTGATGTCAGCATTCCTTGATGTAGCAGCAGAACATCCTGATGTGTATGACTTAGTAGAAGAGCATCGTAACTATCTTATGGGTATCGAAGATGAAGAAGAAGAGCTACAAGTTACACGTGAAGGTAACGTATACTCATTGAACACATGGACTAAGACGAAGGGTAACGCATGAAGATAGAACCAACACTAAAGAGTATGCTACTTGAAGATGACATTGATCCAGTAAACAAACCTGTGCATTACAACCAAGCTGGTATTGAATGCATTGAAGCTATCGAAGCTATGACTGAGAACATGTCAGGACATACAGCACCACACGCAGCTAACGTACTAAAGTATCTCTGGCGGCACGAATACAAGAATGGTCTTGAAGATATTGATAAAGCTATCTGGTATCTCAACAGACTACGCAAACGTTACACGGAGTTACATAAATGATAAATGAAGATGACATAGAAGCAATGCGCCCACGTATGCCACACGAGAAAGTAGCAGACTTTATTGTAGCATTCAAAGGTTCACTAGACCCACGCTTGTGGATCAGCTTGATTGATGAAGAGCTAGCAGAGTATCGTGCTGAGAAGTTTGGTACACACAACCACTTGAAGGAACTGTGTGATCTACTATATGTATCGACAGGGCTATCACTTACAGTACCTGAACATATAGGAATGCTAATGCGTGATGATGAACGAGAGAAGTCTCTCAAGCAGCAAGGGCAGGTCAGTCGTGCATTAGAGGAAGGCTTGCAGTACTACGGTGAGGATGTATTCATGGAAGCATTCGCACGTGTGCATGACAGTAACATGTCTAAGCTAGACAGCAATGGCAATCCTATCCTACGTGAAGATGGCAAGGTTATGAAAGGGCCAAACTATAAGAAGCCCGATCTTACTGATTTACTGGAAAAGGCGGCATGAAGTTTGATATTAAAATGACTATAGATATAGATGAAGAAGACAACATACTTCCTATATCAGAAGAGATGTATGAGGAAACTGTGAAGCAGCTTATACAGGATGTTGTATACGATATAGATGCAGAGATTAAACAGATAGAGGTGAAACAAAAATCATGAGCAACTACTTACCGACAGACTACCAATCATTTATTCATAAATCACGTTACGCTAAATACTTTGACGACTACGGACGTGAGTCATGGGATGATACCGTGACACGTTACTCTACTAATGTCATTGGTGACAAAGTAGATGCTGAGACTAAGCATGACCTAGAGCAAGCTATTTTAGGGTTAGAGATCATGCCATCTATGAGAGCTATGATGACTGCTGGCCCAGCGCTAGAGCGTGACAACACAGCAGGGTACAACTGTTCATACCTACCCGTAGATGACCCTAAGAGCTTCGACGAAGCGATGTACATCCTCCTCTGCGGTACTGGAGTCGGCTTCTCTGTTGAACGTCAATACATATCTAAGCTTCCCGAAGTGCCTGTCCTCTATGACAGTGACACTACCGTTGTCGTTAAAGATAGTAAGGAAGGGTGGGCTAAGGCTTTCCGTCAAGTGTTGGCACTCCTATGGGCTGGTGAGATTCCTAAGTGGGATGTCTCTCGTGTACGTCCTGCAGGTGCAAGACTAAAAACCTTTGGCGGTAGAGCATCAGGCCCAGCGCCTTTGGTAGACTTATTTAACTTTGCTATAAAAACATTTACTGAAGCACAAGGACGTGAGTTATCTTCTATAGAATGCCATGATATAATGTGCAAGATAGGAGAGATTGTTGTAGTGGGTGGTGTTCGTCGTAGTGCTATGATATCTTTGTCTAACTTAGGCGATGATTGTCTACGCCATGCTAAGTCGGGCATCTGGTGGGACGAACCAGAGAAGAACATATATCGTTTCGGCTATAGAGCATTAGCTAATAACTCAGTGGCATACACTAAGAAACCTAGCATCGAAACATTTATGAGGGAGTGGCTAGCTCTAGTAGAGAGTAAGTCAGGAGAGCGAGGAGTATTTAACCGTGAAGCATCTAAGAAACAAGCTGCTAAGTATGGCAGACGTGATCCTAATCATGAGTTCGGAACTAACCCGTGTAGTGAAATCATATTGCGGCCTTATCAGTTCTGCAATCTTACGGAAGTTGTGGTACGTGCTACAGACAGTGTGGAAGACTTGGAGCGAAAAGTCAAGTTGGCAACAATTCTGGGAACTATCCAGTCCACCTACACTAAGTTCCCGTATCTGCGAAAGGTGTGGCGAGACAATACTGAGGCAGAACGACTGCTTGGAGTGTCGCTAACAGGTATCATGGATAACCCATTGATGACTTCTAAGAACAAAGGATTGGAGAAGACCCTTGAACACTTACGAAATGTCGCAGTTGATACTAATGCTGTTTGGGCTGAACGTCTTGGTATCCCTGTATCTGCTTCTATCACTTGCGTTAAACCATCTGGGACGGTATCACAACTTGTGGACTCTGCTAGTGGCATCCATGCTCGTCATAACCCTTATTACATTCGGACTGTACGGGGAGATAACAAAGACCCTCTTACCCAGTTCATGATTGATCAAGGCATCCCTGCTGAGCCTTGTGTGTTTAAGGGTGATACAACTACAGTGTTTAGCTTCCCACAGAAGTCACCTAACAAAGCTGTAACACGTAATGATATGACAGCTATTGAGCAGCTAGAGACATGGCTTACGTATCAGCGACACTGGTGTGAGCATAAACCATCGGTGACTATCTCAGTTCGTGACCATGAATGGCTAGCTGTGGGTGCGTTTGTATACGAACACTTTGACGAGATGTCAGGCGTATCATTCCTACCATACAATGACCATACTTATCAGCAAGCACCCTACCAAGACTGCACGAAGGAAGAGTATGAAGAGCTACTGAAGCTAATGCCTAAACGTATTGATTGGTCTAAGCTAAACGAGTACGAACAGGAAGACAACACAGTTGCTATGCAGACAATGGCTTGCTCTGGTGATAGCTGTGAGATAGTAGACCTAGTATGAACCAATATGTTGTAGTAGGTAGAGCCGACTGTATGTACTGCAGCAAAGCGGTAGGGCTTATAAGAGATAACGGGGGAGTGGTAAATTACTACTCTCTCAACGATTCAAAGTGGATACTTGACTTATTCAAGAAAGCTGATATACGTACAGTACCACAAGTTTGGACAATAGGTGGCGACTACATTGGTGGCTACCAAGAACTAGAGAAACATATAGAAGGAGATTAATATGTTCGCAACAGTAGTATCAACGTTTGTAGCCTTTATGGTTACGGTAGGTGTTGTCAAAGATGTAGCAGTACCAGCAGGTGAATATGCTATTGAGAAAGGCACAGATGCTTACGTAGCAGGTAAAGAATTAATTGTTGGCACAGAGGCTGACTAAGACTGTAAGGCTCAGCGTTAAGGCGCTGGGCTTTTCTTTAACGAGGAGAATAGTATGACTGACTGTATATGGTGTGGCGTAGAGCTAAACGAAGATAATTGGTACACATCCAGTAAAAAGAAGAAAGACTATAAATGTAAGTCTTGCATTAAAGGTAAAGAAAATGCTTACAATCAAAGTAAGATTTACATAAACGGTAAATACGTCCCACGTAAAAGTCCTTGGTATAAAATATTAAAACCAGGATTTTATAAAAACATCAACGATGCTATCTTTAAACAGTCTAGCATAAGTGATGTTAAAGAAGGTTACGTATACGTTATAACAAACAAGGCATGGCCTGATTGGGTTAAGATAGGTATGGCTATTGATGCTAATGATAGACTTAATGGTTATCAAACTAGCAGCCCACACCGTGACTACGTACTAGAACACAGTGTATATTCTAATGATAGACGCAAGTCAGAGCAAGAAGCACATACTAAAGCAGCTAAGCTTGCAGAGGAAGCGAATGGAGAATGGTTTAAACTAACTGTAGAACAAGCAATAGAGGTATTAAATAACCTAGATGAACATAGACTTGGAACCGCCGAAGAAGCAAACACGGACACGCCGAAAGACAAACTACAAGAACGCTCAATCCAAGCAGACCTCTGGACTTATACCCAGAACAGAAAGACAGCGTGAGTTTCTTGAACATCTAAAGTCATACAATCAAGTGTTTGTACTTGGACCTGCAGGGACTGGTAAGACCTACGTCACAGCAACCTATGCAGCAGACTTGTACACACTCAAAGAGATTGACAAGATTGTTATCACACGCCCTCACGTAGCTGTAGGTAAGGACATCGGGTTCCTACCTGGTAGCTTAGAAGAGAAGGTTTACCCTTGGGCTTTACCTGTGCTTGACGTGTTAGAGAAACACTGGGGTAAAGGTACACTAGAGACAGCCATCAAGAACAACAATGTAGAGATGGCTCCTCTAGCTTTAATGCGTGGGCGTAGCTTTGACAATGCATTCATTATAGTAGATGAAACGCAGAACATTACTACGCACGAACTTAAGATGTTGTTGACTCGTGTAGGTGAAGGTAGTACAATAGTACTTAATGGTGATATACAACAGTCAGACTTGAAGGAAGGTGATGGTCTGTCTAAAGTAATTCACCTAGCAAAGAAACACATGATACCTGTACCTGTTGTAGAGTTTGGTGTGGATGACATTATACGTAGTGACATCTGTGCACAATGGGTAAAGGTCTTTATGAAGGAAGGTATATGACACTAGAGAAAGAGGCAGAAGCGTTTATCTCTGGGAGACAGAAACAGTTTAGGGCAGGGTTACATGAAGGTGTTAAGAATCTACGACAATACATAGTAGATAACTTACACAGCACAGAAGAGAAACACGAAGCACTGAAGAACTTAATAGAGGTGCAGATGTGGTCAGAACGAAGTGCAGAAATACATGGTATTAAAAAGTAAAGGGGCCGCTTGGCCCCTCTCTTTATTCGTATATATCTTTTAAGTAGTCCACGTAGTCCATAAAGAACTGTAACTCTGAGTACGACATATCCTCTACCGTACCCCTGAAGTTAAACCTATCACGCATTGCATCAAGAGCTTTATTGCGTAGTTCTTTGTTACCGTGTGAGCTAGCCTTACGTTTGATAGCTAGCATACGCTTCTCTGGTGCAGCATACTTTTGTAGAGACTTACGTACACGAGTCTTAACGTCTGACAATGTACTCTTCAACATAGCACGTTTACCTGTAAGATCAGCATTGCTAAACTTAGGGTCACGTAGTAGCTTATCAGTTGCACGTTCTAGTACAGGAGCTAGTGTCTCATTAAACACTTTATCGTAGGCTGCAATCTGTGAACGCTCATTGGCTGTCCAAGGTTGCATCTGTGCCATAGAGTACACCTTCTCTGTAGCTGTGCGTCCAGGCTTAACTGTGACACCAAAGATACGAGCCATTGGGTTAGCGTCTTGTATTTTACCTTCACGTGTAGCAACCCGTAGCTCTTCACCAGTAACACTATCAGCTTTATCAGTGAATGCTTCAATGACGTTATCAAAGTATTTAGTAGCAGCCTGAGTGAATATCTCTCCACTACCTTCAGCTTGACGTACATCTTTAGCTACGTCTGTGTCAGTGATAAACCCTGTAAGTTTATTAACTGCATCTAACGGACGTGTGAAGCCAGCGAAGTAGTTACCTGTCATCTTAGATATAGCGTCTAAGCTAGCTTTACTTGCTGTAATGTCTTGGTTAAGGAATGAGTCAACGATACGTGTTAAGTCATTACCAAACTGTACGTCACTAGCTAACTGTCCAACAGCTAATTGCTCTGTAAGCTCTTTGGTTAATTCAGTAGGTACTTCCTCACCTCTACGGCGTAGGTTACCTACACGTCCTGCAGCTAGCCACAACGAGAATGGATACGTGTTCTTAGCATCAAGAATAGTACCACCACCTGCATCAATCTCAAACGTACCTAAGTTCTTCTTTCTACGTTCTTCATCGTAGTGCATAGCCATGCCCCACGCTGTGATACCTACTAAGCTACGTGATGCAGCTTCTACTGTTTCAATGTTACGCTTCTCAGCCTTAGCAATAGCAGACATAACTTCTACTGCACCACCTACACTCCACTGATATGATGTAGCGATAACGTTATTGAAGAAACGCCCGAAGGGTAGGACTGTACCAAGTAGCGGTATGTTAGAGATGCTCTCAGTAAACTTAGCAGCTTGACTTAGGAGTTGATCATCAGTCGTATAGTCTTTCGAGAATACAGACTTGAGTGTTGTATCCAATGCACTGCCAAGAACGCTGTCATCAATAAGGTCAATATCGCCATCGTTAAGTACATCCTTTAAACTTTTATCTTTCTTCAAGCGTAGATACTTGTCTAGCTCAGTCATAAACATCTGTGACTTAGTGAATGTATCTTGGATACGCACACCAGTAAGACGGTTAG